GGTGGACTGGTAAGAGATATGTGGTTTGATTATCACCCAGACCGCAACCCATGCGAGCATGGGAACTATACATCCAATACTGATGGGTCGGTGTGCGTGCAGTGTTTACAAAATCTTTTTGACCAGCACCCAGATTGGGATGGATATGGAGCCAACGCAGTCAATGCAGAAAGTTTTCTGCGAGCCAAGCAGTTTGTCATGAAGCTGCCTGATGATGTTGAAAAGCCAGAGCTTGTGCCAGAGCCCGATGGTGATGTGGTCATGGTGTGGACAAAAGATGGCCGCCACGTTTGCATTGTTGGGATTGAGCCAACGGGGAGGCTGGTAGTATCCATTTTTAGAATGGGGCATCTTAACCATCTAATTGGCAGCAAGTATGCATTGTACGCATGGTTGCAAGAGGCTTACAGAGAATAAGGGGGAGAAAGAATGACCCGACCATCCCAGCTAATGATTAAAGAAATAAGGTTGCGTGCTGGCTTAACCCAGAAACAGGCGGCTAAAATCGTCGGCATTACAGTGCGGGCGTGGCAGACTTACGAGGCCAAAAGCGGCAACAGCATGGCCACAATACCAGAGGCGCGTTGGGAATTGTTTTTGCTAAAGATTAAAAACATGTAACCCCGCAACAGTTTGCTATCGCGGGGCTACACGCACCAAGGGAGAACAGTAAAGAGCGTTCAACACGGAGAAGTTGTCGAGCGTCAGGATTTTACCAGTTCTTTTGTAGATTATCTAAATCTTGCAATGCTGTCAATGTTATAATTGGTACGCCAGCAAAGCCACAAGCCCAAGATAAAACCCAAACAAAACCTCACTGTTTGCGATTGGGTCGTCCGACAAGCTATCCAGCGCCTTCAATTCCTTCATGCGGCGACCAACAAAGTAGATTGAACCCATTGCCAGGCCATTCAGTGCAAACAAAGCGGTTGAGTTGCTGTACGACCCTAAGAATGGCAGGAAGGCATAGGGCAGGGTAATCAATCCCCCGCGCAAGCTCATGAAAAACCATTGCCGCCAGTTACGAACATTCATCCAAGCACCCCAGCCAGGTGTAAATGCCGCCCAGGTGAGGAAAGAGAACGCCCCATAGGCCAGGTATTGTTCAGCAATCAAAATGGGTAGCCCCGTCACCAGGGCGACAATCAATCGGTCAGGTTGATTGCCCAGTGTTCCCCTGCCGCGCAGTCGGCTTACAAGGGCAGTGGCAAAAGGTAGAAGCGGCAGAATGGTCATGGATGCACCTTAACTTGGTGGAAGGTGGCGCTGTTCCATCGCAGCGGCAATGTTCCAGCACCACCTTTCGCAAAACTTGTTAAAAGGTGGGAACTTTTGCTGCGCTATTAACCGCCACTTAGTGCAAACTGTTTTTCAATAGCGTTGCTTTATTGGCGCAACTAGAAAAAATACACCAAGCGTCCAAAACCAAAAGTCCCCACCTAAAACAAGACTTGGGCATCTATCCAGGAACAGTCCTACCTAGATTGAACAGGAGGAAGAAAACCCAAGCGTCCAAAAGGAATATACATCAAGAAAATCTATAATGCAACAAGGTGGTGATAGCCCCGTGAGCAGTTGTTAGAGTCCTCAGTCAGGGCTACCACCCACTTTTCCGCCAGTAAATTGCCGCACAGCTAACATCGGGCGAACAAAAACCAACGGCCAAGCGCTCTTGGTAGAGTCTTAAGCGAGGATGACGTGAGCAGAGCCTCTAAGGTAAATATACATCAAGAAAGCTTACTCTGCAAAGGGTGGTCATTTCCAAAATGGAAATATCCACAATCTAAATTAGGCTGCTGGCTAGACTGTCACATTCTCGCGTGCGGCGATACCAGCCCTTTATAAACTTAGCCATAAGAGGCTTTTTGGCTACCAGGTTGTCATAGTAACCAAGGCGGCTTGTGCTGTACGCTTGGCGCAAAATAAACGGGGGCTTGTTGACACAGGCGGCAATGGTTTTCTTTCCCACAATACCATCATCAGTTTCACCAACCAGGCGTTGTAATGTTTTGACCGCCGTGCCGATGCCAGCGTTCACCGCAAAGTCTGTCACCAACAAAGCCAGCCATACGGGCAAGTCATCGCCGCGCACCTTGTTGTAAAAGTCGCGCTCATAGATTTCTGCCGCCTGCTTGCGGGTCAGGTTCTTAATATCAAGCTGAGGATAGCTCCTCTTGCTAATACCAAGGTTTGTTTCTCCGCCAGGGTCAAATTCTGAATTAACATACCCACCTTCATGTTCTAGGATGAAGTCGATAATTGGGCTGGGAATTGGCATTACTTTTTCTTCGGTTTGCTTTTACCAGCTTGGCTTAACGCAATGGCAACCGCCTGCTTTTGTGGCTTTCCCGCCTTCATCTCTGTCCTGATGTTACTGGAAATTGTTTTACTGCTTGAGCCTTTTTTCAATGGCATTTCGTTCTCCTTATGAACCTGCTTTGTCTAAAATTTCACCACAATCCATGCATTGGCGTGCAGTTGCCTTTGTAATATTCTTACAGTCGCTTTTGCTGTAAACCGTGATGATTTTCCAGTGCGGGCAATCTAGCCCTTCTTGCAGTTGATGCGCTACGTTTGCTTGCATGGCTATTCTCCTAATGGCTTCCGTTAGTTAATCTACAATAACCCAATCTTCCGCCAATAAATCATCGTGTTGTGGCGTATAGGTTTCTGGCTCCAAAAATTCAACGTCAACATAAATAACGGGAAATGGGTAATCTTCATCTTCCTTAATAAACAAAAAAGAATCCCATTCCCTGCGCCTAACTTTTTTGCCAGCTTTGAGGGCTTCCAGGGCTTCTCCGAAGTTCATTTTCTGCATAGCGTGCTCCTTAGTTGACATAGTAGGCGGCTTACTTGTCATAGTAAGCCAGTTAGTATGGCTAGTAAATGCCCCGCTGTCATTTTACCATCAGGTCAGTCTTTTGCTTGCTACCAATGCTGGAACCGAAATAGTAAGCGACCACAGTGCTTACCATTGAGCTTATAGTACCAATCAAAATCATGATAGCATTTTGTGCGCTTTGCGGCATATCCACCACAAATAGCAAATACAAACAAGCGGGAAGTGATGCCATCGTGAAAATGGCAATAGCAATCATTTCCCAACTGGTTCGTCCAGCCTGTTGAATTGCCACCTCGCGCGTGCGGGCGCTGGCTTTATCGTCGTAATCCAACTTAGCAGTTTGATAATCAATTTTGGCCATTTCAATTTTGAAATTGGCTTCAGTATCTTTAATCCTGGCCAAAACATCTGGCGAACCGTTTGTAATTGCAGCTACAAGGCTATCTTCACTAGCGTTCTCATCACCCAGGATAGACTTCCCCAACATGCTTACCGCTGCGCCCGCTAGTGGGCCACCTAAAGCGGTAGCCAGGGTTGTCGAAACACCCTGCAAAACGTCACTTAGAACAGACATTTTTTCCCCCATGAATCACAACACAATTACGCCAAGGCCGCCAAGGCTTGCCAACATTGGCAACGACACGCTCGGCCAGCTTCACCGAAATGTTGCGGCGGTCATACTTGGTTTTGTCAAAATCAACCAGCTCGATTAGCTTGCCTTTACGGAATCCGTAAAATTTACCGTTATGTTCAACAGCGGTCGTCACAAAACAACCTCCAAAAATGGTCGCTACAAGGTCTTGGAAGGAGTGCGGCTTACGAACATATGCAAACGACCCTGTTTTCTCTGTAAGGCCTTGTATGAAAGAATTAAGGAACACAACAAATAAAAAGCAAAATTCGATGACACCCCACCACGGATAATTGATTTGCACGTCGAACAAAAAGCCTGATGCCGTATCAGCAACCCATAGGCAGGACATAATAACAATTATTGCAGCGGGAATACGTTTCCAAATATGAAACGATGGATTGTTTGCAATGCCATACCCCAACATTCCCAAAGCCGTTAAAATGCCAAAATAGTTCAGGGCTTCATAATCGCCCTGTTGTAGCAATCCAATAAAGCTTGGCGCAAGAATGCCAGTTATGGCAATGGCCATCCACATGGATTAACCTTTTTTCGTTCCTGGTTTTTTCATGCCACCGTTCATAGTGACCTTTACAGGCTTGCTAGGCTTTTTAGTGCCGCCAGTCATTCGTGACATATTAGCACATTTTCTTAGCAGGTTTTGATTTAACGGATTTCATGCCGCTTTTAACCAATGACGCTACTTTTTTCTTGGTTGCCATAATATGCTCCTATTGGCTCGTTGTTGGCTCGGATTTATAAATTGCTCCTCGCGCTAATTCTTGCAATCTTACTGCTTTTTTGTCATCAAGTAAAGCCCCCGTAAGAAAGTACAAATCTATTATGATTAAAAAAATTAGGGCAGATTCCAAAATCCTAATTCGTTGATGAAACTTTTTCATTTCAACATTGTGTTGACGCAAAAAGCCTTCCTTAGCATCAGTAAACATAACCTTAAGTGATGACTCAAGGTTTTGTATTTCTTTTGTAAATCCAGCAAATTTATCCTCAAGAGATTTCATTCCGTCTTTAATCCAGTTAGAATTTGCCTCCAAGGACGTTACGCGCTCGCCAATCTCGGTAGATGTTGTTTTAGCCATGATTAATACTCTGTACCAACGGAAAAGAATAAATTGCCAACTCCAGCTACTTGCTGAATGGCCAACACAACATTATCCGTCGGAGATTTTGTAAATGCAAATGGTTGTCCAGCGCCAACGGTTTTACCATTTTGCGGCGTTCCTGAAATTGGGTGTTGAATGGTGGCGGAGGCACTAGATGATGTTGCAATAAAAACAGGGTTTGTGCTTGCATTAACACCTTTAATAACATTGGCTTGCCGTTCAGATTCCGACAAAACAACGCTTTTTGATGTTGCATCAATAGCAATGGCATAATTCATTGTATTTAAGGGCATATAAGCCATTTTTAGCTCCTTCAGTTAAGCTGGTTAAAATTAAATGCTAAGTTCAATTTATCCTGTTTGGATTGAACGATTCTTGAAACGATGCCAGATACAAGCAAGGTTGATACTGAAGCGGTGGCACAAACAAACAATATGATGCTGCCGTACAAAATGCTTAAACTAAAAACACCGCCATTGATAAAGAACAGTATATCTTGAATCGTGTCGCGCACAATCTTCCAAGTGAGAATTTGCTTTGACCAATCCGCCAGTTTTTTAGCTACCACCAACACAACAAGCAATGCAATCGCATAGTACCATGCCCCGCCCAACACCAAGACTAACCCAGAGAAGAACACCCCTAGGAAGGCGTGGGATAGCTGGTTGGATGCCCAGCCGTACCAGTCGTTGCCCTGGTCGTCTTGCTGCTCCAGGAACTTAACAATAGTGTCGATGGGGCTTGCCATGCTTAAACCTCAAAAGCTGCCAGGAAAAAATTATCAAGCTGTTGGCTGGTCATGCCAAATGCTGCACCAAACAAAGCCGATACCATCGCATCGTCGCGGGGAATAACGGTCATGGCCTTTAGCGTCAGGCGGGCGTTGTTAGCATCCTCCTCTGGCAGTGTTGATAGTACCGCCTCAATGCCAGCAGGAATGACTTTGTTTTCCAAAAAGTCAGCAGCCGTGGTGTAATCCATCAATTCAGAATTAACCGCTGCCAAGGCAAATTGCCGCATTGTCAAAACAACATAAGATGCCCGCAAAGGTTTAGGGTCAAAATCAGCTTCATAAGCCAGCACGTCATCAACAGTATTTATTGCGGCCAGGTCGGTTTCTGCATTTTCTAAAAATGGGCTTCTAAGCTGATGTGTCCATTGCAGGTTTGGCTGCAGGATTTTTTGACTATCCGCAACCCTACTAGCGCCTTCTTTCGCTGCCAGGTCACTGTACTGAAGTAGCGCGTCCCTATCCGCCCTTACAGCTGCCAGCTTATCAATACGCGCCTGTTCCACCGTGGTTTTGGTAAACACATGCTCTGGCAATGTTTTGCTCCACCCGCTCAAAAACGGCAGGGTGATTGTTTTTGCGGGATAGGTGTAAGAATTACCATTGCGAATATCATCCGCCTCTTGCTCTGTAATAGGGATTAACCCTTGAGGCCAGCTTGGCAAGCCGATGGCCTCGCCGTCCATATCATCCCAAATTGCATTTTCTAAATTTTTCCAAAGTCCCATAATCTGCTCCTATCCTAATTCCGCCCAAGATGATATTCCGCTTCCAGCGGTGACAACATAAGTCGCACCAGGCGGAACAAGAAAAAATATCGGCATGTATTGTGTGTTTGTTTGGCTTAGTATTGCAGTACCTCCAACGGTAACAACACAACCTGTTGTAGATAAAGCGTTTACAAGCACGGCTCTATAATAAGGCGTTGTGTTGGTGTAAGTAGTTCCACTTGTTCTTGATGGACCAGTCCAAGTGGTTCCAGCTATTTGCCCTGAAAAGGAACCTGAAAGAACATAATTTGTGCCGTCATATACCAATACGCACATAACATTATTGATAATTTCACCGCCAACGGTAGCTGTCGTTCCTGTTGAAGTTGGCCTTACAATATTTCCTGCACCCACGCCGTTGATGTTGACGGTTGAGTTGGTTGTACTTGTTGCCGATGGCTTAAACACAAACGTAGTCCCAACCCCCCACGATGACCCAAGTCCAGGAACGGTCAGGGTCAGTGCGTTAGCTGTCCCTCCCGCTGTTCCTCCGTTGTAAACACCTGATAATCCAGCAATAGTTCTTGGTGAAATACTAGGATTATTCACACTGGCAAAGCCAAGGGCAAATGCCGTTATGATTCCAGTAATTGCACCAGAATCTAATAATACAGTTACCGTTGTTAAGGTGGTAAATACTGATGTGGTAATTGTTCCATATAATGTGCTGGAATCTGTAATTCTGATACGACGACCGACTTGCAAGTCTGCTGTTTGATTGCCCAATACGCTAAATGATGTTGAGCTAATAAACGTCGGTGTTAGTGTGCTGGCAACCCATTCTGTACTGGCAGATGAACCAGCAGGATAATCATTGACATTATCTAATGTCCGCAACACTACATCATTAGAATCGCGCACTTCAATTTTGTATGAACCTGTGAGCCATATTTGAGCAAAGCCACTGGAATCCAAAATAACTGGATTAGTGTTTGCAATCGTTGCCGCACTTGTTGTGTATGTTGCTTTTGGTGTAGTTGTTCCTGCCGCATAAGTATAAATTTTGCCAGATGATAAGGAATTTCCGTTATTATCAATATATGGTGAAGTAAATAGTAAACTGGCCATTATTGCGCTCCACTGTTATTTTGCTGTTGATTGACAACTTGGTTTGCACCAGAAACAACAGCCAAGTTTCTTAAAATTTTGTTTGCTTCTTCAGGTTTTAATTTCATTATTTCTTTTATAAATTCTGGAAACATTTGAGATGCTGATTCTGCACCTTGTGCCAATCCTGGTAAATTTTGACCAATACGTTGCGTCAAGGTTTGCCGAACAGTGGGCAAACTGGATTGTGCGGCTATTGCGTCAATAATTTTGTTGGCAGAACCCACTTGGCTGCTTAACGCTGCAGCGCGAGCAAGCCGTCCTTGGGCAACACCAACTCCCGCACCGATTACTGCTCCTAATGGCCCTAATTGACTTCCCGCCGCCCCACCAATAAGAGCAGATGTTGCTCGACCACCAACAGTTGCCAAGAAGTCTTTTCCAACACCAAGTCGTGCGGCCTTTCTAATGGCGAATTGCACTTCTGGCGTATAAGAGTTCATTAATCTCTTATTATCTCTTATCGCTATAATTTTGTTTCTAATAAATGAAGCCTCATTTGGCCTTCCTTCTGCTGACGAAATAATGCTTTGAATATCATCAATTCCAGCTTGAGCTCGATAATCTTTTAATGCTGTTTTGTAATTATCAATAAGCTCTTTATTTCCAACAAGATATTTTTCATTTTCGGGATTAAACATTATATCCCGCAATTCACCTTTTAATTCTTGTAATTGCCTACCCTCTGGCGTGTACTTTCTATCAGCCATACTCCAGTATCTTGGTTCTGATAATTGACTTGTTAATTGCTTATCGACTTCAATCGCATCATTTAATGTAAAGCCACTTTGAGAAAATTTATCTAGTTTTCTTCCTAATTCTGCGGCGACAGGCTCCCCTCCGATTTCTTTTGCCCAATCAGAGGTCAATGCAAATGATTTTGCTTTATTAACAAAACGTTGAGATGCGTCGGGGCTAAATGTTAATGGCTGTGTTACAGCAGTTTCGGGGGCAACCTTGGGTTTTAATCCCAATGCAGCTCTCTGGGTGTTTTCTGATTCCAATGCTGCATCAGCCACTGCTTTTTGCCTGGTAGCCTCTGCTGTAGCTGTATTTACGGCATTGCGTTCTGCATCAATTTGCGCCTCAATCGGCTTATAACCTTGGGTAACAGAAAGATTCTTAATTTCTTCTGCTGTTGGTCTTATTGTGCGACCAAGGGCAATATCAGCTTCCTTTGCTAAAACCTGCCCACCACGCAATGCCCCCTGCACAACAGGTGCAGCACCCGCAATGTTTGCAACCGCTTCTAAGTTTGCGGCGGTATCAGGAGCATATTGTCGCAATGCTTCCATACCAGCGCCAACAGTTTGTCCAGCAGCACCTAAAACGGCCTCTGGTGACGTTTTAACGCCAGTTAAAGATTCCACACCTGGCAATAAGTTTGACCGATACGTTCCACCAAGCGCACGCCCAACAGCACTATCTTTAACGGATTCAGGGATTGCATTGTAAAGGTACTTTGCCTCTTGCCCGACAATATCATTTACCACACCAGCATATTGGCCAACCTTTTGTACGGCGGCACTAATGGGGTTTAACCCTTGTCCACGATATTCACCTTCGACCGCTGGTTTGGTATATGGTTGCCACAGTTGTTCCCTTGCGCGAATACGCTCAATTTCAGCCATGCGCTCATCATATTTTCTGCCAAGGCCTTCTTGAAAGGATTCCTTAGGAACATTCTCAAATGTTAAAACCCTAGATTTGGCATTTTGTGCCTGTTCTTCCATAGGGACGTTATCAAAAGTTAAGACTGGCATTATAAACCTGCCTCTTGAGGGTCAATGCCAGAATTAAGAAGCATTTCCCTTATTATGTTAGGATTTTGCCCCCTAGCCACAGCTTTTTTGGCATTAAAAATAGATGCAGCTTTTTCAGCGCTAGATAATGGTGAAACATTAGCTGGTTGTCCCGATGGTTGCGCTGTCTGATTTGTGGCGGGCGATGTCGGCTGTCCCGTTGGCTGTTGTTCAGTTCCAAGATTAAATTTTCCATAATCTCGATTAAATGCTGCCTCTTTTTGAGCAACAACAACAGGATAAAATTCTTTAATATTTTTAAGATTTTCCACTAATTGAGAAGACTGTTTGGGGTCAAGAGAACCATTTAACGCTTGCAATAATCTATGTTCTGCTTCTGTCACTTGGCCTAAAGTTGCACCTTGCGCCCGTAATTTTTCCAATTCACTCAAACCAAGTCTTGCTTTAATAGTTTCAAGTGTATTTGCTAATGCTCCACCTGCTGAATTTGGTGCCCAACTTGTCGCGGCATAACCCCATCCTGTAGATAAATTGGGATTCTCTTTTATTATGTTTTGCGCCGTATCTATAAAACCATATAATTGATTAGCATTTGTTCTAAGCTGGTCTAATGATGATTTTGCTTCCCCATATTTTCCAAGTTTTTCAGCGTTTTGCTTCGCTTGAGTTTGCATAAACTCATTATACGCCTTTACTTCTGGTTGATTCTGATAGAAGCGTTCATATTGTTTAACAGCAGCTTCATTAGCGGCAGCAGTAAGTTGTTGATTATAAGCTGGCGGATTCCACTCAGGGACTTTCATTCCTGGTATATTTGGTAATTCACCTTGGGAAGGAGGATTGCCGCCAGGAGAAGGAGGCATTTGAGAACCGCCTTGCCCGCCAGGTATATTCATAGGTGGAGGTGGCAATGGCGCACCTTGTCCTCCTGGGGTACTTTCAGGTGGCAATGTAGGAACGCCAGGCTGTTGCATTGGTGCTGGTTGACCTTGTGGTAATTGTTTTCCAGCTAAAAGAGAAGATGTACTGGCTAAATTCGGGACTTGTCCCGTTAAATTGGCCATTGCTATAGCATTTGCATTTTCTCTTTGTAATGCTGGCAATAGGGAACCCAATGGAGATGTGGCTAACCGCAATGCTTGCGCTTGTTGTGCGCCAGATTGAACATCGGGAGCAAACATAGATGTATCGACACCTAAATTTTGCAAATGCTGCTTTGCTGCATCATAAGTATATTGGTCACCATTAGCTGTTGCAGCACTCAATAATTGAGATGCGTAAGTGTTTTTCTTAGTTTCTGCATCAATAGCCCCAGTGGTTAGCTGTTGTTGTGCAGCAGCCTTCCTAAGAGCAAAATCTTCTTCTGCCTTTTGGTAATCGGCATAAGTTTTAATGTTTCCAAAAATGCTTGAAGGGTCAATAGGCATCTATGCTAATCCTAACAAACTGCTAAGGGATGGTACTGCGTTTGATTTTTGGAAAATCGGCGTTCCATTTGCATTATAGCCAAAGATTTTATTAGCCCCAGACAGGCTTGTTAGGTTAGCCAATGTTCCACCAATAATGTTGGATTTTCCAACGGTACTAGCGGCATTTGCCGTGCCAATGTTGGTGAGAGGCTCGCCCATAGCATTGGCAGCAACAAGACCTTTCCCAGCAACGCCAGCCATTTGATTGTACAGATTCTGTTTGCGAGCAGTTTCGCGGTCAAATGCTTGTTGGAATGTTGTGGATGCCAACCCTTGTGCATAGTTATTTAGTTCTTTTAAAGCAGCCCCACTTAAATAACCACCTCTTGCAGAAGCAGAATTAGCCAGTGCGTTTGTTCCTTCTTGCAACTGGAATTTGTAACCAGGGTCATTGGCCAAGTCAGCAGTCGTAAATGGTGTTGTTAAATCGCCATAACCCGCAGCCCCAGCATTACCACCAATCCCCAATAATTCCGATAGCCGTGTGTTGGCAGCTTGGCCAGTTGAGGAGTATGGCTGTAATTGCGCCATGTATTGATTCTGATAATTCTCTAATGCCTTGCGAGCGCCTTCATTGGCAGCATAGCTATTAATGCCACCAGCAAGTTGTAACATCGTGCCAACATTGTTAAAAATTGACCTTCCACCACCCCCAGCAGCACCCGCAACAGCCGCACCAGTATCGGGATTGACCCACGGTGCAACAGCACCAGCTCCACCAGTAGAATACTTGCCAAGGTCAAAATAATTACCGCCGCCAGGACTAGCAGCATACCCAGCTCCGCCAGTAGCGTATGGACTGGTAATTCCTAAATAATCACCAACATCACCTAACCCGCTGGTGATGGCGCTTCCAATTCCGCTAATTCCACGTCCAAGCATTGTATCTGCTGCACCAGCTTTCAAGTCGCTAAGGCCACGTCCTAATGCTGTATCAGCAAGACCATCTGAAAGCATACTGCCGCCATAAGATAACCCACCGCTTAATGCCCCAGATTTCAATGCTTGCCCAATGTTTTGACCAGAAGCTAAACTTAATCCACTTCCAAGAGCGCCCGCCCCTAATGCGGTTGCGCCAGCAGCACCCAATCCTAATCCAAGTCCACTCGATAGTGCCGTTCCAATACCAGGGGCAATAAAACTAGCCGCAACTGGAATAGCAATTTTTGCTATTGGACTCTTAAGTATGTTTGAAAAAAATCCCATTTATTTATTCCCCAAAAACATAATCATGATGCTAATACCAATCCAATAACTGTTACAGGATTAGAAACAGTCGTCCAAGTTGGAACGTAAACGCGACTATTTATTTGCGTACACATTCCAGCAGAAGTTCCAAGATTATTTGCTACAGCCCAGCAAACACCATCGCCATTCATGGTCAAGGGAAAGTTCGACGCATAAGTAGTGCCAGCAGTTGCCGATGTAGTACCACCAGATGCAGGAGTAACAACAATGTTAAATAGGCAAACATATTTTGATAATTGTGTGTAATAACCCGTTATCGTTGGACTGCCGACAGTTGTGGTAAGACTTGTAAATGTTGGTAACCAAGATTGACCAGCATCGCCAGTATAAGTTTGATTAAAAAAAGAAATCCACTGCAATGGAGCGGTTAAATCTTTATTGCTATTAACAATGTTTTGAGAATTTGGCGGAGGAAATAAACTCATTTAAGGTATCCTCCATAAAGAGCAACTTTAACTGGGTCAGTAATGCGGATTCTGAAAGTCATTTGTTGTGCGATACCAAGCCTGCGAAATTCCACATTTTTGTCGTAATTGCCCGTTGCACCAACAGATGTAGTAATCCAATTAGACCACGTTTTTGCGCCATCTTTACTTAACTGCAAGGAAATTAATGGGTTTACACCAGGGGCAGATAGATTGCCAACGCCCACTTCCATATCGATTACAAGCGTATTATAGCGTATTCTTTTCTGTTCGTCACCTAGGTGTGTAAAAATTCTTTCTCGACACAATACATCACCGTTATCTGTGTAAGAATCTTCATTCAAAACATAGATATTTCCTGTTTTTCTATCGCCAACTAAAAATTTATTAAATGCGTATGCTCCGCAGCATCCTAAATGCTGTTCAAAATTACCTAAGCTATTTAGATAAGCTCTTTCGTGCCACCATCCAGTTGTTAGGTCATAAGCAAGTGTCGTACCCAAACCACCGCCTGTCACTATGTAAAATACTTTACCGTTCCTTTGATAGCTATATGACCGCAAGCTAACAATATCTGGTGCAGCTTGTATCACTCTTTCGATAAAACTAGTTGAAATACGTTGTGGTGAAAATCCATTAGCCCTGAACACCATACCAGCGCCATTTTTATCCTTTCCAACCCAAAATACAGAATTATCCAGGCTTAAAACTGTATTAGGAGCCAATACGCCAACAGCCATAGCCCCACCAGAAATCCTCTGATAGGGAAACTTGCTGCCGCCAGTATTAATCCATATTTCTGTTGTTCTGTCGCCAAATAGCCATAATTGGCCAGACGCATTAATGACTTTAGTCAAATTATCTGGGCTTGATTCTGCTGTTGCATAATCCAATGCAGCCCATGTAAACCCATCATAAATGGCAGATTTATAAAAAGCACCAGTTCCAACGGCAGTTGCGACAAAAAAACCGTCAGAAAAAGTTACACTTCCAACGGCTGGCAAATTGGCGGTAGTAACACGAGCAAAGGCATTAGTTGTATATGTAAGAATGTAAAGCGATGTTCCGTCGCACAAACATAATTGCGTGGGGCTTTCATCAAATGATACAATGCTACCAGATGTTAATAACGTCCCTAGATTTGATGTTGTGCCGTCAGAAAACAATTCATAAATCGTTGTTCCAGATACAACAAAGCATCTTCCATTTGCACTGGTAAATATGCCTCTTATGGCATTAGTGCTAATTCCGCTAAATAATGTAAGGCCAGGCGTTCCGTACATGGCCGTACTACTGTCAGTCTTAGATTCATTTTTTACAGCATATAGGTTAATTGACCGTTGTGCATCAAACGGTAGCGATGCTTCTTGATACGATGGTCCAACTAATCCTGTTTTCATTAGATATCGCCAGAATAAATGTTGGGTCGGCCATAAGTTCCGTAATTAGAATCAGTTCCTCTGTTCCTAATAACAGTACGCCGCAAATTTCCTAAAGATTCTTTTGCCAACATAGCCATTGCAGGCGTTATTGGCTGATTGTAGTCAGGCGATATTTCTAAAGATAAATTGTGAACCATCGCCCTTTTCCATCCAGGTGGAAGTGAAATAACTGTGTCTATTGATGAAAAACTATTTAGAGGTTTTTCTGATGTTAAAAACAATGTGTAATTTATTGATGGAACTGGGTAAAGACGTATCTGCCCAATAGGATAGCCAGAAACATAATTGATAGCGGTAGGTAGACCTAATATGCTTTTATCTTGCAATAAATTATTGTATTCATCAACATTTATTGGTTCCAAAGGATAATCTGTAGTTACTTGTCTAACATATGCGCTAGTGATTATTGTTGGCAATACGGTATTAAATGTTTGTCCTGTACCAATGTTATATGTTCCAACATTGGAAGTCAGTGTAAAACTTTCTGTAACCTTGGCAAAGCACAACAAAGAATCGTTAGCCCATGAATCCACCATATCTAACAATGCGTCAAAACCATCGCTTGCTTCACCAGCAGAAGGGGATTGTCCCTGTGTCAAAACGCCATTTTTCTGTAGTGCTTTTGTGATAACATCACGGATTGTTGTTGTGGTCATGGATTATCCTTTGCGTTAGAACGGGGGATTTCTCCCCCGTCCATATTAACCGCCAATAATGCTTTGAGGCCTACGAGCTTCTGGTGTAAACACTGCAAACAGGTAAGTTCCTGATGCTGGCGTAACACTAGCAGCCGTTGGGTTCACAAAGGTAATGGCTACCGTATCGTTGGCAGACACACGAGCGGTTGCGATGCTAACACCAGCCACTAGTGATGGTGGGTTTACAAACACAATATCGTTTGGACGAACGCCAGGAACGGTAAATGTTTGTTCCGCTGTGGTGATTGTAGCAACGGCCGCTGGGGTTAAACTGGCTTGCAGCATATACGACCCAAAGGTGTTTCCTGCTAATACTCCTGATGACATAGTTGTCTCCTTATAAAAGTTAATGAGGCGGAAGGTTTTATCCCCCCGCCCCACTATATTAGAACGGCAATTTACATGCCCATTCAGGACGAACGGCGCGGAAACCACCCAAGAAGTCAACACGACATAGCAACTGGTCGGTACGAATATCCGTATCCATCCAGACCCGAAGGCTAATATCATCGACAGTTTCAACGCTACAGTTATGAGTTCCATCAAAAGTCGGCAAAGGAACCGACACAAAACGGAAAGCAGAACGATGGAACGCCAGGCCAGTCTGATAGTTACCAGCAGGAGTTGCACTGCTTGGTTGACCCCAAAGGGTAACAGCAGCGGTAGACTGTGGCAGCGAGTTGACGTTTTGCAGACCACCAGATGTTGAAGTGTAGATAGCAGGGCTAATCTGTACGCCAGTATAGGCAGTACCAGAGGCCGTGTTATCAGCAGTCACAACAAACTGTTGCAGGTCAGGGGTAACAACCTTGGTAATGGGGTGAACCATAAACACGTTGGCAATGGTAATAACATCACCAGCTTTCAGGGTTTGACCACTACCACCAGTAAGCGCAAGGGTGCTAGCACCTTCAACGCTGGTTGTGGTTACCGTAATACTGGCTTTTACCTGAGTACCACGGGAATGGGTTGGAACCAGGTTGTTTTCCAGGAACGTAAACCCATCGGATTGACCCATGTAACCGTTCTTATATTGAGAAGCAACTTCAGAGCTGCTCTGGAAAAGCCCCTTGCGGGCATTAACAGCAGAGCGCATACCTTTGCTACCAAGAAGAACATACAGGTTATCATCAGATGGAGCCAAGTTTATTTTGATTTTTTCACGAGCTTGCAAAATCGTGTCGGTATCAAAAATGGCAGAACCAGGAATAGCCGAGTCAGAACCAACCGTATTGTACACAGTGTTTTTAGCAGTGTTCAAAAAGTTTGATTCTACATATTGAGCAATTGCCGATACTTTCTCATCCAAAACACGGCTCATCCATAGTTTCAACTTCAACTGATTCTGCAATTCAGCAGAAGTCATGTTGGTTGCGACTACGGCACGAGTGTCCAAGGTTAGGGAACGGCGCTGTTCAACAATATCCTGCTGGGTTGAGGTAATGTTGGCGTTAGTACCAACTGAAAAACGAGCAGGAATGTTAATGTTAATGGTATCACCAACATTAAAATCGTTGTTAGTTCCAAAAGAACTTGCTGGTTCGACATCAATACTTTTAAGAAATTGCAATTTGTCTGCGAGCATTTTTGCTCCGACTTTTGCAACAATAGTACCGACATCCTTAATATTACTAGCAGTATTAGCCATTAGTGTAACTTTCTATTATTTAGACATTGTCCATTTATACAATTCATCAGCAGACATTTTTCCGCTGACATCTCTTGATGACGTTGAACCAACGCCCTTAGCAACATGGGCAGGAGGATTAGGCGCATTAGAGATTTTATTTACGGACTGTGCTTTGGGCTGTTGAGCAGTGGCACGTCCAAGTTCAATCGCCGCAAGAGCGGGCGACATTTCTGCCAAATAGTCTAGCTTGCCAGATATGGCTAAGTTATAGACTGCCAATGGCAATTTTTCTCCAAGTTCATACATGACTTGTTGAATTTCTGCGGGGAACGAATCAAGCGTTTCCCCATATTCCTTAAACACTTCTTTAGCGTCTGGAGTATTTTTAACAAATTCTGCTGTGCTCTTTTGAACGCGAGCAAAACTTTCTTGAGCAATTTTAGTTTGTTCTTGTTCATATTGTGATGTTTGTTCACGAACAGAATCTTCTTTCTTAATTTCATACCGAATTTGAGCTTTTAAAAAATCGCCGTAAGTTTCAAATTGGCTTTCTTGCGGAGCATTTGGGTCAAAACCACTATCGTTTGATTTTGTAACTAATTGTTCTAATTCTGCTAACTTTTGTGATAATTCAGCGTTTTTTTCACGTTCTTTCGCCACCAATTTACGCTGCCAACGCAAAGCATTTTTGGCCTTCTTAGGAAATTCAACATCTCCATCGTCACCATCGTCACCATCATCACTGGAATCTTCTTTTTTTTCTTCCAAACTATTGTCATTGTCGCTTTTTGGGTTTTCATCTTCAGCTGTTGCATTATCTGCAACCACATCTTCTTTTTCTTTAACCTCGGTGCTTGCTGCATTAGATGCCGCAGTTTCAGCCGTTGCTTCAGCAATTAAAGCGTCAATGTAAGAATTGTCGTTAGTCATAGGTTTGTACTCCAGGATATTCATCGACATGAGTTGTCCGATGATTGGCCATGCTTTCTTGCATACCAATTCCGTGTTGAGGCAAAACTGACGATATCTGCTGTATCGCCGCCATCAAATAATCAAGTTTTTGACCTTGCGTTTGCAAAGCAATGTTTGCAGCAACTTGCTGTTCTTTTATTTCTAATTCACGCTGTTTTAAAGATAATTCCAATGCTTTAATAGACGCATCATCTTCATTTTTGCTATTGCTTACAGCTAACTTTGCTTGTTCTATTTGTGATTTAGATTGTATATCCATAGCCCGCAATTGCAATTCAGAATCTTTACTTTGCAACTGTTGCTGCAATTCCATGTTCTGTTTCTGCAATTGAGTGATAATTTGTTGCGCCTGTTGCTGTATGGCCATTACTTGCTGCTGGCCAGGTTGACCTTGCTGTTCGTTTTCATCTTCAATAAGGCCAGGACTTTGCATTTCAATGATGCGTTTCATTCTGGCATATGCTTCATCTGCGCCAGCAATATCAGAATTTTTTAGCATTAAGTCTGCCATTAAAATTCCAACATTGGGCGCTGATTGCATGAATCTCTGATAAAAATCCGCCGACTCTTGGCGCATTGTTGCGTAAGAGGAACCCGTTACCACATCAACGCTATATTTCCCCTTTGTTAAGTCAATAACTTCTTCCTGACCAGGAACCATTGCCCCATTAAGGCCAATCTGTTTGTGGTTGCCTTCTTCGCCAGTGATAAACTCAACCCGTGCCAAGTCGTAAATCTCTGGTATTGCATTGACACATATATTGCCAACCTGTGCGACTGACCTATTGCGGTTATCGGTAAAGTGGAATGTTGCGGTATCTCCTTCAATCTTCCTAGCATTGATAGCAATGCCAGATGTTTCATTAGATGCTTGGCCAAGAGATGCGTTATAAATACCAAGGGCAGATTTAATATCATCAACACTCATGGCTGCCGCTTGTGCAAAACCGCTCGGCAATCCAGGTGGTGATAACCTTGTCGGCATGTTGGCGGGGTTGCCGTCAATATCCGTCTGTTTATAAATTAACACCGCCGCTTTAGATGGTGAACGCCAATCGTCAATGTTATCCTCAACCGTTCCCTGCGCCGCCATAATTGGTGCAATCGGTTGCTTGCGTAGCGTTTCGATTTCTAACGACTTGAGGTAGTTGTGCAGCATCTGTGCACCCTTACCCCTGCGAATTAAACTGTATAATTCCCGCTTACCATCAATCCACGCTTCCTCACCATAAACAGGCACAATGGGAATATATTTTCCAGGAAACGAGGTTTTTTCTAATACATCCTGACCAGACAACCAATAACGCTCAACTTTTATTTCGGTAATATCACGCTTTTTTATAAAACCTGGCGATTCCTCATCACCTTCTGAATAGTCACTAATGACTTCGCCAAAATCAGAATTGCTTGCTTTTATAGACTTGCGAGTTTTAACAAGTCTAAAGAACTCCGCAACGGTTACATTTTCGTCGCCCTTCTCTGTTTTTATTTTTCTTTTGGGGCTTGCAAAGTCTGAAGGCGTAAAATCAGGCCAGCGTTCGTTAAATTCATCAACGCTTATTTGTTCCAAAACAGTACAATGCTTTGCATCGCTTCCATCACTGTAAATGGAATTTTTATCTATAAAGATTGAGAATGGATTGACAACAGGTTTAATGACTAACTGCTGATTAAATGTTCCGTCATCACAAAATTCATGGTCGACCCGTATAAAGCCAATAGATGATTTAATGGCAAACAAACCCGCATTGTCGTAAATATTATCGGCACGACTGCGAAACTCAATGTTTTTGATTAGCCCCTTAAAGACTTTAGCTACTTCTGAAGAACCCTTTTGGTCGCTGGGGATGACGTTAATGGATGGGGTTTGCATCCGTTGTTCGTTGGCAACCTGGTGCACGAACTGGGACAGTTTATCCACGGTAATCGCTGCTCTACCCCAACGCCTGCGTTCTGCATAATCTCCCTGTTCCCATTGTGCATCTTCTGCATCCGATAAAAAGTACAGGTCATCCCTTGCCCTATCATAGATTCCATTCCAATAGCTTGAATCGCGCTGATATAATTCACGCGCCTCTTCGACGATATTTTCTTCTTTTTCGGATTCTTTAATGCGTTCACGCATAAAACAGCCTAATCACTCATAAAGGAAGTGTTGGCCGTTCTTATTCTGACACTAACTGGCACAGACTGAACGCCATAAGATTGCGCCTCTGGACGATAACCTGCTGCGAATGTTCTAAATGCGTCTGCGCCGTTAGAAAAGTCATCATGATGCGGTTCATCATCCCATCTGGCTTCTTTACTATTCCATTCCCGCCTGTAGTTGTCAAGTGCCTGTATTCCATCAGCACAGTGAACAGCATCAATCCATATTTCCATTAGCGCTGGCTTACATTTTGTTTCAATATCTAGCCGCTTGTCTTTTGACCTTGGCACGATTCTAATTGGTTTTACGCCCAGCGACTCAAAAATATCTTTAATAGACCTGTTGTCTGCGCTAAGTCTGTTATGTTCGCCATCGTGGGGCAAATAGTGCGTGCCGTATGAATAGGGCAATTCTCTAAGAATTTTGGCATATTCTGTCAAGTCTTTACGCCGCGCTTGAAAGTATCTTATAAAACGCTTCTCTCTGGCTACTTCCTGGAAAAACCATACGGCCATCAAGTCGCGGTTACCCAAATCCCAAAACGTGTGCACAAGTTCTCGCGGTTCCCAGGGAACATTAACAATCCGCCCATTCTTTCTTAAAAAGGTCATCTGTTCAGAGTAAAACGCGCCTTCCATGCTTGCGCTAAATGATTCCTCTGGTGTGCTAGGATATTCCCGCAACATCTTGTCGTTAAGCAATTGGCGTTTCTTGACGTACCAAGCCCGCTGGTCATCATCAATTTCTATTCCCTGGCTTTTTAATGAATCAAAGTATTTTTGATTTTCTTCGCTAATTATCGTATTTTCAGTATCAACAGGGTGTAAGCGATACTCTGAATTTTGCCACCAGGGGAAAAAGTGAAACTTTGGGTCGAGAGGCGATAGTTCAACCTTTTGATATTCCAAGTTCCTGGCCTGTTGCACCAGGTCATAAAACATCCCCGATTGCCCTTCAGCAGTTGATTCAACAAATATCTGTTGGCCTAACCCCACGGCGTTAAAAGCCCCTGTGTTAATCTCTAAAGCCTTATCGGGGAATCGTGCGGATATTTTCCCGTACTCTGAAACATGCAGCTTTTGAAACGTACCAGAGCGCAAGCTAGTTCCTACCACAATGCTGCTGCCGTTAGAAAACTCTAACTTGCGCGCGCTGTTTGATACCGCCTTGCGTTCATTCTTAAGCCATTCTGGCAATCTGTCATAAGCAAACTTAACTTTGTTATCAAACAAGTCTGCGGCCTCTGTAAGACCTTGTGCAATAACACCAGCGGCGTGATTGCTGTTGAACAGGCACGCATCTAACATGTAGATTAGAATGAAAGTGGAAAATCCTAATTGCCGCGCCTTCAAAATAACGTTGAAGTAATGAATGTTGTTATAAAGGCATTGTTGCGCCTCATTCATAACAAACTTAACCTCTCGGCCATTGCTATCACGAATACAATAAAGATTATTCAGCCTCCATAATCGGTCACCAAGTAATTCTTTAAGTTTTTGAGCGTCTGATTGTGTTGTCATGCTTGGCCAAAATGTTTAATAAACAAGTGTGCTGTATTCCATCTTATTCTTTATTATCTGAAGTAACTTCTGGCAATCCCTTAGTGCTTCCATCAAGCTGTTCAAGAATTCCTGCAATAGTTACGCTATGCTCAATGGCACCACCCTTTGCACCAGTAAGCTCAACCTTGCTTCTATCCGAATAATCCTTAGGAAAACGCGCTGGCATAGACTTAGACCAAAGCGGTGAATTAAACTGATTATTGCCTAAATTGTCTTGCGCTGTTTTTTCCCACCAAAATTGACTGTGAGTGACGGCTATTTTCATAGCGTCAGAAAAGTCTTGTTTAGAATCAATCCATTGGTCTAAAGTTTCTCTTGAAATATCTAGTGTCGAAGCAATCATCGCCTTGCTGTAACCTTGCTTGCCAAGTTCGATGACCTGTTCGCAAAATTCCTCTTTATACTTTGTTGGCCTTCCAAAAGGTTTTTTTTCAGTCATGGTTAAGCCTCTCTTGGTATACGGTTCATGTCGCAATTATTATCCGTTTGATAATAGGCGGCATCACATAAAGAATATACAAACTCTATAAAATCAGCAGATTCAGGGTACTTTTTGTCCGCGTCGAATGTTATCATGTTGCCGTGATGCACAGGATTTGCATAGGGGAAACGTTCTTTTAATTTGTTAAGCACATATTCAGGCGAGCGATTAACGTATTCAAAGCCATGCCCATCAAGCATATAAACAGTGTAGCAAGTCCCCATTTTAACCCCTCAATCATGTTGCAACAACCTATTTTACCCCATTTAATTTTTTTTTCAAGAATCTGCATTTTTGTGTTGAAAAACTATGCAAATCATATATTCTAAACATATCAGCACCAAGGCTGATAACAACAAGGGATTAAACACCATGACCGCGCTTCAGTTATTAAAAAGAAGTTATGATAATGTTCAACCAATTGTTTTTTGGTATGACGTGCAGAATGTTGCACTATCCGATGGCTTAAAAAGCCCGAAGGACGCTATCAGGCTTTACAAATACGCCCACCGCAAGAGCAAACAGCACCTGCCAGAATTGGCGGACACTTGGCCAGCAAGTGAGCGAATCAAAGCACTTGGCTATGACCCCATGAACACCAACCAATAAGGATAACCGACCATGACCAACCAATTACCAAGCGACGACAAGTTAATTGAGATAATAAAATCCATTTACCCTTGGGATTACAACCGAGAGGCTTACGAAAAAATAAACGGGATTTTAGGATTCACCATGACTAAGGAACAACAATATAAAATCTATTGCCTTAATTATGATATTGTTGCGCCCGCGATAGAAAAAGAGAGAATGGCGGCGATGGGCTTTATACCGACAACCATAGATTGGCTTGAAGCAAACATAGGGAAAAAAGTTGCTATGATTGCCACGGGCGGCCTTATGGGTGACAACCTAAAAACAGGAACACTCAAGAGGAATGGCGATTGGTACATCGTTATGCCGCCAAGGTGCAGCAAACGCGGTTATTCCCCGTCAAAATATATCAAAGCCGCCTAACACCATCACAAAGGATAACCAACCATGACAAACCTAACCAAAACAACCGAAACCTACCGCATTTGGTGGAGCAAAACCGACATGAAGGGCAAACATGCAGCATGTTGCGCGTGGGACTTTGACCAAGGTGAATGGCATCCTGAAACTGATAGTTGCACAAGCGACTATGAAACAGCCATGGACGCTTTCAACCAAGAGTTTGAGCTTGAGAAAGAAAAAGAAACGCCTTTTCATATGATTTTGGCCAAAGAGGTTAGCGTGTTTATTTATGACAAAGACGATGATGATTGGATTTTTGACTCAAGCGAAATTACGCCTTTTATCACCAAAACCCATAGGGATTAAACCATGACCAATTATTTCACCCACAAGCAAAGCTGGCCAGCAGCTAAGGCCAGGATTGTGGATAACCTTGTTACAATGCAGGCTGTGTTGGCCTTGATTGCCAAGGGCTTTGATTGCCCCCTGGCCGCTGATACCTTGGCCGCGATGGCCAATGTAAACCGTATAACCACACCAAGCCAATAGGGGGACATTATGGCCGTTTTAACACACCTTACCAGCAATGACCTGTATGATTTGGACTATCACGCTGGCCGTGCTGGATTGAGGATTGGCAATTTTGACGCTGTAGACTTGATACAAACCTTGCGCCATTTAGTGCAAGAACTGGACGATTTAGAATGGGATAAAGACAAGCTAGAAACAGAGGCCGAGGCTTTGAAAGAAAAAATCGAGGCCTTGCAATCTGAAAATCTGGAATTGTCGGCTGAGCGAGATAACCTAGAGGACACGGTTATTGAGCTTGAGAAAAAACTGAAAAAACTGGAAAAGGAACAGGCCAATGACCAATAATTTCAACCTTGCCGATGCAATCGCCAACATCATCCGCTATAAACTCAATCCTGGCGACATTGATAGCAGCCTAACGGACAGCGAGATTGTTGCCATTCAACACCTGAACGCCGCCTATGGGGCGCTGATGGCTAACGATTAACCCATTGCCCAGCTGGAGGTGGCATAAAACACCAGCGGCTAGTGGTGGATTTTTTACTGGTGTTTGCATCCATGAACTAGCAGGGGGGGCTTCGGCTCCTCCTTTTTTTTGCGATTTAATCTGCAATTTAATCTGCAACCCGCAATTTATCCTGCAGTTTAATCTGCAATAAAAATTGTAAAGCCTTGATAAATAAGATTGTTATTTTGCTTTAATCTGCGATTTGCAGATTTTATCCTGCAGTTTATTTTGCAATGCGACGATCCTGGTGGTCGATTGTGCTGGGGGTGACCCCCTTGTGCTGGAGGCAACCCCCTACCCATTTACCGTTTCGCATTTTAAGGGGGGCTACAATCATTTTGCCCCGCGTTTGGTACATCGCCTAGGAAAAATCATCAAGGTACACGTCTTGCCCTGTTTTGTGCGTTGTAGGAGCAGGCCTGATAACTTTGTTGATGTTCTCTGCAATGTAGCGGTCATGGCGTGGGTCGCGGGTGTAGTATCGTAGGGTGCTGTCGCTATCCACCCAGGCGGGCTGTTCGCGGCGGTAGAAAATACACTTGGCCTTGACTGCATCACGCATCCACCCCAGGAAACGGTCGAATTCCAGGAACTGCGGGTTGATGTAATCCTTTGTTTTGGATTCGGCGGTAGCGTACTGGAACCATTGGCTGGCTGCTGATAGCAGGTCGGACTCTATGCAACCGCTGTGGATTTCGTCTGCCACGGTGCTGGCCTGTTTGATTCTATCCTTCCATTGTTGAACATAATCATAAATCCAATCGCGGCGATGTTTCTGCTGGTGGCGCATTTCCTCCACCGTCCAGCTGGCATATGGATTGCGGCCGTAGACGTCATATGCTGTGGTCATAGTCGTCGCTTTCATGGCTGTTGGTCAAAAGGGCTGGCTGCTCTTGCTGGTACTGCTGCAAGTTTTTCCTGTCCTGTTGGTTTTGCTGAAACTCTTGCAAGGTGTATCTGCTGCAATAGGTTAAATAATTCCTTTCCTCATCCATAACAAACAGATTTTCCTTAATTTTATTTTCAATGGCGCGAACAGTGTTCCAACATGGCTTAGCAGGAGGCGGGTCGATAATGTTTATAATATCGGCTGGGGTAGGCATTTTACTATTCCTATCCATGTACCTTCCAAACGCTTCGCAAACAATATCAAACGGATATTTTTCAAGCCTATTAACAAACATAAAACAAGCATCTGCTAGTTGGTCAGGTGTTCTTCCAAAAGTATCCAAAGTGTTAAAACACTGAACGATATATTTAGCTAATGCCGCTCTATCAGTCCTATTCATGCCTGTTTGCTTTGAGTTCGATGGTGTTGTCTCGCTCGTCAAGCATTGCGAGTGCTCTTGCTGCTGCTGTTGCTGCCTCGTATCCTTTTCCTCGGGGCGCTGCAAGCTGTTTGATTGTGTAGTCAGAATCCCATCGCCCTTGGTTAAGCCAGGTTGTAGCGTGGGCAATATGCCGTTGCTCTGTTCTTTCTGCTCTAACGAAATTTGCATAGCCTCTAACGCCTCTTTCAATGATTTCATGGCCAACTCCTTTGTTGATTGCCTTAATGTAAATTTGAAATGCCTCTTGTTTCGAGCCGTCCCTTCTTGGATACAAATTCCAAAAATTCAAAAACTCGTCGGTGTAACCGATTGCTGTGTTCCTTTCCCTTCCTTTCCCTTCCTTTTCCATTCCCTTCCTTTCCTTTCCTTTCCCTTCCCCCTGTGCGTGCACGTGCGTGCACATGCGTGGCATGTCATCCAGGGTTAAGCCGTCACGACTAAGGTCTTCAATAAAGGCAACACCTGCGACTGGACGCGCAGAATTGCACGCTCTACAAAGGCATCTCAGGTTAGAAATGGCGTGAGTACCCCCCATTGATTGAGGGAATATATGGTCAACTGTTAGGTCTTGTGTGCTTCCACAGCGCACGCATTGGTTTCCGTCTTTTGCAAAAACCAATCCACGAAGTTTTGGGGTTATGTTCACTCCCCTATCAATGTGAATTGTAGTTAATGTGCGTGCACGTGCGTGCACCAGATATTCATTATCACACGCAGGTAATAATGATTTTGCCTCCCGAACGTTAATAACTTGGTGCTTAGAAAATCCAGGTATCCACCCATAAAGCTCTTCATCAATTTCATATTTTTTGATAAATCCATGAGAGTGCAAAGCCTCTAAAACTGCCTCAAAATCCACGTCATCGAATGGCAAGCAATCTAATTTAATCGCCCTGGGCTTCCACTTGAAACGACCCTCCCTATCGGCAACAGTCCATAGACCTGCAAAAGCAATTCTAAGGGGTAGCTTTGTGGACTTTTCAGTCTCAAACAATCCCTCATGCCTAAAAAACTCTGGTTTTACCGTTCTAATTCTGGCCATAAAAAAACCCCATTAGTGAAAGTGTGCGATTGCGCCACACACCTTCACAAATAGGGTTTCACTGCCGCGCAATAACAGTACATTCACCATACGCATTTTGCAGGGTAAGTCAATAGCAATTCTAAAAAGATTCTAACTTTGCGCCCTTGACGACAATCGAAATATCAAAAGCTTTGCGGTCGTACACACACACCTTCACGCATGGCACTTCGCCATAGATTTTCTTGCTGCCACCAGATTCTGTTATCTGGCTATCGTCCTTAAAGACAACAGCATTCATACCGTCCTCTAAAGCCTTTTGAATGTTCGACAAATCTGGCTTTTTGGTTGGGCGTATATCACCCGCCAGGGCTGCTGCACGTTTCTTAGCTGACCAGCTATCAGGAACAGGGAACACGGCCACAAACATTAGCCCCACGTCTATGTCCACTGGCGGCCTATCCTGCATCGCTTGCATTGCCTGCATCATCACCAGGTTTTCATAGCGCACGGTTTCTTGTGGCGTGTAATGCCTGCCGCTCTTGGTTGAACGGCTGCGCTGCTTACCAAACGGGTGACCAGGCACAACAAAGCTGACTGAAAAAGGTTTATCCATTTTTATCCCCCACGGCTAATGTCCATAAAACGTTAAGCCAATCCGCACTACGGTAGTAGTTGCCCTTGTCCACTAGCCAACCAGCTCCCCTAGCCTTGTGAATAGACAGCCAAACATCGCCTTTTTTTACCCCAGCTTTTCGAGCAAAAGATGCGTAAGTCACGGGTGGCCTACACATCGTGCCATTGCTGTCAAATGGTTCCAAGCTAAGCGCATATAGCACCTTGGTTGTTGTTGCATCAAACCCAGCGTCTTTAACTAGTCGCCACCATTCTTGCGGTGTCATCGCCGTACCACCCCAGGGTACTCAATCACAATGTCGCTGCCATCGCGCACCAGCATATCTTGTGTCATCTGATATAAACTTGCCGTTGTGGTCACCTTCCCGTCCAGTGCATACACACCCTTTTCTACCTCTCGCACCCTATCGCCAAAGGCATTTAGCATTAGACCCAAAATGTCTTTAGTTTTTGGTATTTCACCTTTTGGCTCACTGCCAACATGGCCATTATAGCGGTAGGCTTCCTTGAAACTTTCTTTTAAAATTTCACCGTTTGACCATTCGATTATTATTTCCTGAATTTCAGGGTTGGCATACCGCGCCCGCGAACTGTAAGCACGCAACGCTTCTGCCCTAATGTTTAGTTGATTGGCCGCATCAGCAAAGCTAATGCCATGTTTTTTCAAGTAGCTATCAATGTTCATTTTTTTCTGCCTCCGCCATTGCCTTCTTAATCATATGCTGGATTTGCGTTGTCATTGTTCGGCCTTCTTGCCTGGCGTATTTTTGCAAAAACGCCTTTTGCTCTAAGGTTAGGCGAATGTTTACACATTTGCCGTCAACATGTTCTGTAACCATTTTTAACTCCTTTAAGATAAAACACCATATTATCTAGCCACATTATATATGCCGCGTCAATAGTTTTTTTATACATTTTTTTATTGACACGGGCTGACAACGGTGCCATCCTCAAACAGTCAACCAACCAGGGGGAAAACCGATGACTAACGAAAGCGTCAACATTGTAGCGTGGGTTGCTATGATGGAAAAATGTATTGCTGGCACGCCAAACATTTATAGAAATTGGGCGGAGGAATTTCAGTTTAGGCAAAATTTACAAGCTAATGACCCAAGTTTTTATAACAAATACATGGAAATTATTAACAGAAGGCAATCAGAGCTTAGCCAACTGTTATCACCGCCAAAGTCTAAGGATAAGGAGAAAGCCAATGACTGAACAATCAAACCGCAAATGGATGAGGGGTTGGGGCAATCAGCCGCAGGTAGTGGCCTTTGACTCTGATGGAAATAAAATCCCAGGTTGGGAGAAACGTCAATCAGCTGCGCTTATGGGCAAGAGTAAAATGCCAGAGTTAGCATTAACTGCTTCCTTGCAACGCAGTCTAGATTGGAAGCGCATACAACGTGAGAAACAGGAATCCAAACGCAAGGCCAGGTGGCGCGTGTTTTGGAATTGTTTGCTAGCGGTTCCAGGTTGTGCTGTGCCCCTGTATGGCGCTTTCAAACTTGCAGAATGGATTATCCGATGAAACAGCTTAAACCATGCCCGCGTTGTGGTGGAGAAGGCAAACTTTTTATTTGTCTTGATATGGTTACTTACAAAATAGAATGTATAAAGTGCCAATACAACACCCTACCTTGGCAAATGTCCAAGTGGGCGGTCACAGAGTGGAATGAAAACCGCCAGGGATGGGAATATCTAAGCGAAGAAAATTGTAGCATAAGCCGTGTTTTTTTTGTTGGCGTACCCTGGGTGCTTTTGTATTTCTACGCAATTGTGTGGAGTATTCTTGAATTTTATAGTTTTGTCGAAGGATGGATTAAAAATGGTTAATTTTATTAAACAATTTTTGTTGCGCCTATTGCCTGGCTTAATCCTGGGCGTGGTGTTTATCGGTGGCATTGCCGCCATTCCCGATAGCAAGGTCAAGCGGGCGCAAGAAAGCTGGCGCATCTTGGACTATCCAGCGGAAAACGAAGACTACTACCCACCACAAGATTTTTAGGAGAAAACAATGTTTTGGAAAAAGGAAAAAGCGATAGAAAATGCCGCGCCAGAAACAAAAGAAGTTGTAGATTTAAGTCACAAACCTCAAAGGCGATATCAACTTTCAGAGTTGCAAGAAATTGTAATGGAAAAGTGGGAAATTAAATCCCATGAAGGGAAATGTGCCTTTTGCTATGCATTAGTTATCCATGTTTCCAAAACTGCACCAGAAATTTGGGAAAAAGCGCAAGAAATTGCTGATAGTTATAAGGGGGAACAAGTATGGAAACCCCGCATTATTGCTAAATTTCGCCTCCGCATAAAATGCTGGGATTTAGAAAGATTGATTGGAACACCATGTTTGACTGACGCAGACATAATAAGCCATTTTTGCGCTGCGGTTGACGATATGCTGGCAACTGATTGGGCGGCAAATAATGGAAAGCATATAAATCTTTACAAGGCAAAAGAATGCGAATACATGGCAAGCGTTTCGTTCGACCAGGTTATTCCTTTGCTTTCCCTTAAAAAAGAATATGGGGAAGAATGGTTTTGGAAGCACTTGTTTAAGGATTACAAGCCTTTTGTTTGGAAAAATTAAATTGACAAATAGAAAAAAAACTGTTGACACACGCAATTTTTTCGTGTTAGATAAGACATATCCACCAAGGATACCACCTACCAAGGAGAACTGTTATGGAATATTGGAATTTTTATTACGACGACGAATATGTTGATGAAGACGATATTATAGAAATTAACGCTAAAACCATTGAAGAAGCTAGCGATATGGCAGACAAAGACTTGCAAATGCGTTGTGAAGAGGAAGGCATTGTTGAGGCATACGAGTGCATTACCTTTGTTAAGCTCAGCACAGAAAGTGACGACATTTTAGAAACAGTTAAGGGATTCTATGCGGAGTATCAAGATTTTGATTTTGACCGCGACTGTGCTGTGCCTTGGGAATGCAGGGTATAAATCATGAAAAACTTACAATGGCATATTGACAGGCAGAAAGGTGTAGGCGGCAGTGATGCCGCCGCCGCCCTTGGTTTATCGCACTGGACAACGCCCCTGGAATTGTACGAACAGAAAATTCAGACGATTACCGAGGATATGGTGCAAGCTGCAACTTGGGAGCAAATGCAGGGCAACGCAATGGAGCCTGTGCTTTTGCAGCAATACGCAACCGAGATGCAGATTGAAGTGTTGCAACCGAAAGAGGCAATGGTTCACCCTAAGCACCAGTTTATGCGGTACAACCCAGACGGCATTGTTGAGAAAGATGGCGTTAGGATTCTGCTGGAACTTAAGACTGCCCGCTGGTCGCGTGATTGGGATACTGTTGGCAGTGATGGAATACCGATGGCGTACCTGGCGCAGGTGCAACATGGTATGGCGGTTGCTGGCATTGACCTGGCGCACGTTTATGTAAGCATTGGAGGGGCGCGGCCTATCCTTTATGCGGTGGAAGCTGATAAAGAGGCGCAGCAACAGATTATCGACGTCGAGGCGGTGTTCTGGCAGCATGTTGAGAATCGCGTGCCGCCAGCACCAGTGACTTATGTTGATGCAGCCAATCTTTACAAGTTTAGCCAAATGGGAACGACTATTGTGGCGGATGATGCTACACTGGCGGCCATGCAACAACTGAAGGCAATCCGTGCGCAACAAAAAGAATTGAACAGCCATGAGGAATTGTTGGCTGTGCAGGTTCAGGGATTCATTAAGGACAGCGAGGCCTTGGTGGATGCTGAAGGAAAGGTTTTGGCAACATGGAAGGGGCAAGCTGGTGCAAAGCGCGTCAACAGTGCGCTATTGCGTGAGAAATTCCCCGACATTGCCGAACAAGTGACAACCCAGGGTGAACCCACCCGCAGATTTTTGATCAAGTAACCGAAAGGAAAACCAAATGACAAACAGCTCACAATTAGAAGTGGTGGCAGCACCGGCAACTATTGAGGCAACACCGATGGAGCTGGTGGCGCGTTCAGAGATTGATAGCCAAATTGCAACGGCTAAAAGATACCCAAGAAGCATTAAACGCTTTATGGATTCGGCCTTGCAAATGGCAACCTTAAACGAAGGTGTTGCCTCATCCTGCATTTATGGCTTGCCGCGCGGTGGTAAGATTATTGAAGGCGCATCAAGTCGTTTCGCGGAGATTATTTTGAACGCATGGGGTAATGCTAAAGTGGCCGCCAGAGTTATCAGTCAAACAAATAAGTTTGTCGAGGTGCAGGGGATGTGCCATGACTTAGAAACCAACACGGCTATCAGCGTGGTGGTGACACAACGGATTGCCGATAAATATGGCAAAACTTACAACGACGATATGATTGTGGTGGCGATTAACGCTGCAATCTCTAAGGCTATCCGAAACGCTACATTGAAGGTTGTGCCGCAAGCATATTGGCATCCCGTGTTTGAGGAGGCCAGGAAAGTAACAATGGGTGATTCAAAAACCCTTGCCAGCCGCAGGGGATTGTGCATTGAAACGATGCAAAAGTTTGGCGTTACAGCCGACATGATTCTTAAAAAGTTTGAGCTTAAGGGGATAGAAGATTTGACGCTGGAGCATTTAACGGCTTTGCGGGCTGTTACATTGTCGATTAAGGATGGCGATACCACCGTTGAGGAAGTGTTCCCCAGTGAGGTTAAAAAGGATGTTGCAGCCAAAGGCAATGAAGGTCTGAAGGCTGCTCTTGCAAAAGGTCAAAAACTATCGTCTGAAACGCTTGATAAAACATTGCTATTGATAGAAGAAACCTTTGCTGAAGAATTTGAAACACCTGCCAGTGAATCACTGGAAAACGGGGAGAATGACTGATGGGCAAACTTATTCTTGATGCTGAGATACTGGAAAAAACACGCGCAACAAAGGCCAGGAAAAAATACCACGAAATGCTAGAAGATGCTGTGGCTGAATTTAAGGAAATAGGTGGGAAAAACCAGCCCGATGTCATTAAAAGCGCCACAGAATTTATTGACAGCCTTAGCCAACAGACTCTGGCTTCGACAGAATTGCCCACCGTTTCTGTTGAAGGAGAGGGTTGGCATGTTCTGTTTGAATGGTTTCGGCGAGAAAATGACGGAGTAAGTGTTGTTTTTTCCATCGCTGTTCAGAGGGAAAATTCTCATTTTGCCCTAACGCAATGCGGCGAATCGCCTGGAAAATACAACCCAGGAATTGCATGTTTATTAAATAATTTTTTTATGGAAGAAGGACTGACTGATGACTGATAGCAAAAATTGGAAAAACATCAACGAACCAGAGGATAAATTTTTGCAAACCCTGGCGGTCAAAGGCGTTGATTACACCCGCGCAGCCCTGGATTACCAATCCGCAAAAGAGGCGAGGCTACGTTTTTACAACAACACACAGCAGACCATCAAAGCCGCCGTTCAGGCGATTGAGGATATTATGCCGTCATCGCACGACCAATGCCCTGAAAATTCCGTGTGTCACCTGTGCGACATTTTAACTTTGGAACCCAACCTTAAAGCACTGAAAGGACTGATTGATGTTTAAGAGCGTTTTTAATGTTTTAGAGGATGTGACTCGCGTGGTTACCGCCCCTGTAGAAGTTTTGGCTGATATGGCGCAAGTGGTGACAAAGCCAGCGGCAGACGCAGCACAAACGATAGTGGATGAAGTGAAAGGACTGACTGATGACTAAGCCAGTACGCATCCAGCGCAAGCGCACCAAAGGTTTTAACCTACAAGCCGCCAGCCCCAACGGATTGCCCGTGGTCTATGTTGGCCGCCCGACTAAGTGGGGGAATCCATACTGCTCTAAAGCTCTTGGTAACTTTGTGGCGGCAAAAATGTTTTTAGAGTGCGCCCTTAATCGCGCGCCACAAAGTTATCTTGACAAGCTTAGGGGTAAAAACCTGGCTTGCTGGTGTTCGTTGCATGAGCCATGCCACGCCGACGTGCTGCTGGAATTGGCTAATAAGGAGGTGAGTGATGTTTGATGATTACAAAGAATTAGAGAGTATTTTGGATGCAAATGTCGAAAAACTTAAACAGGACATGCTTGTATCCTTAGATAAGTTCTGTTTTTGCGCATCTTTACTAAGCGCGGCATTCGCAGTAGTTCTTACTATTGCTTTATTTTACTTAAAAGGACTGATTGATGGTTGAATCGTTGTTTGATAAGGAAAAAACAGGAGGTGAGCGATGACTGAAGAACAGCTACAAGAAATTTGGTGCGAGGTCAATTTTTTATGGGAACAGTACGTTGCCACAAAAGATGAATTGTCTGTTGATGCAATAGCATTGCGACAAATGCTGATAGATTCATTTGTGGAAATACTAAGAAAACAAGAGGAAGGAGAATGGAGAGCATGGTTGTAAAATATAGCATTAGAGTGACAAGCATTGTCTGGCGACTGATTGCGTCTGTGGTTTTCTTTTGGTCAATTTTTCAGGTGTTATCGTATAAATTTGTTGTTTTAGCCTTTTATGTTGTTGGTTTGGCATATTTTTCCCATCAAGTTTTATGGTTGTTATGGAAAAGTATCCCGTGCACGAAAACATTAGTTCATAGAAAGGAGACAACGATGGCTAAGTCAAAAATTACAGAGCGCGATGGTCAAATCGTTTTTCAGGGGATCGAATATACGGTTGACCAATGGGCAATGAAAAAGAAAGCGGAGGCTGATGTTGAGGCACGCCAAAAGGAATTGGCGGAACAGCGCAAAAAGCCTGTTTCTATACCAAGCAAAATCAGACTATTTTTGTGGATTGTGATTGCAATTATTACCGCGCCATTTGCTCTGGTGCTGGCCGTTTCAAGCTGGCTGCAAGACCTTGTGGCGGGTGACCAATGCCCGTGGGAAAAGATGCGTGGGGCTGTGCCAGACCTGACCGACGGTTTGTCATCAGAGGCAGTTGTTGCAAATTATGCAACAACTGAATCTTGGGGTAGCACGCCAACAGTTGCCTCAACTGCCAGTGAAATTTCACTGGAAACTTTGACAGCTGCCCCAACAGAGGAGAAGAAGGATGACTAAAACATACAGAGTTAGCGCGACCTGCTACAGCACATGCGGGCAGATAAGGCAGCACCTGGGACTTATGGAGTTCGGGGGGTTTGCACGCGGAATAGGGGGAAAAGACTTTGTAACCCCATTTAGGGGAATCGCAAGAAAACTGTGTCTTTCTTTTGATTGGGGATATTTTGAAAGCCTTTTGCATAGCATGACACCCCACCCACTTGGTGAAAAAGCTATCGGCAAAATACAAACAGAATTATGGGAACAAGACGAGGAAGGCGACAGGATCATCGCAACTTATGTTATTTATAATGTTTCTTATGGAGAAGAAAATGACTAAGCCAGATTTCAGTGATGTTTGGGGTGGACTGGTAAGAGATATGTGGTTTGATTATCACCCAGACCGCAACCCATGCGAGCATGGGAACTATACATCCAATACTGATGGGTCGGTGTGCGTGCAGTGTTTACAAAATCTTTTTGAC